GAGGCCGAGATGCGGCACATGGACTACATGGGGTTCGACCATGAGGACGAGTATTGCAGCGAGTGTGGGGACTTTGGGTGTACGTGTGAGGGGGCGGAATGAAACCTGAACCCACGCAACCCCTCACCCTCACCATCAACGGCAGCGAGGAGGAGTTGCGGCACTACTTAAAGTCAACCCATTACCACAGCATCCTGTGGAACTTGGAGGGTCAGTGCCGGAATAAATTAAAGCACGGGCATGATTTTGAGAATGCCGATGAGGTGTTGAGGTGGGTGCGAAGTTTTATGATCAACTTGGAGGAAGAATGAAAAAGCGGGAACCTTGGGAGAACTATAACCTCGCCACGGAGGTAGGGGGAATAATCATAGCCTTGTCACCACTGGCTTTTGCCGTGCTGTGGATTTTAAGGGGGTGCGCCAGTGCCTAACTCACGAGCCAAGGGCAAGCGCCGGGAGCGGGAGCTGGCCCGCCTGTTTACGGACGAGGGTTACCCTGCGAAGCGTGGTGGATTCATGCAGGTCAGGGCCGGGGCCAGCGAGGGCGCGGATGTCTTATGTGACTCCCTCCCCTGGCTGCATGTTGAGGCGAAGGGGCATAAAACTTTTATGGGGGCCAAGCTGCGGGCCGCCATCGAGCAGGCCGAGCGTGACCGCAAGGTCAACACGCTGGCATCCGTGTGGCACAAGGAGGATCACTCCCCCTGGTACGTCACCATGGAGGCACATGACCTGTTCCGAATTATTCGCGGCGAGTTTTTAACCTAAACCAAAGAAAGGAAACCCATGGCAATAACAGTAATGGGTGCCAACGAAGGCACCATGCAACGACAACTCCCCCCCGCAGAGAACCTACCGGCACGGTGTGTGCAGATTGTGGACCTCGGCACACAGGAGGAGGAATGGAGCGGGGAGAAGTCCCTGAAACGTAAAATACGGCTCACCTGGGAGCTGCCCACGGTGGAGTTTACCGGGCAGGAGGGGGATACTTGGAACCCCATTATCTCCAAGGAATACACGGCAAGCCTCCACGAGAAGGCCACGCTTCGCAAGCACCTCGAAAGCTGGCGCGGCAAGCCCTTTAACAGCACGGAACTGGAAGGCTTCGATGTCGGCAAGCTGCTGGACAAGACCTGCATGGTGCAAGTGGGCCACAAGCAAAAGGCCACCGGGGGTGAGTACGCCGTCATTGCCAATATCTCCAAGCTGCCCAAGGGCATGGACTGCCCGGATCGCGTGCGGGACCTCATGGAATACTCCGCCGATGAAGGTGACACGGACACGTACCGCGGGTTCCCTGACTGGCTCAAGGAACGCATCGCAGCCAGCCCGGAGTTCGCGAAGGGCAAAAAAAAAGGAACCAACACCGACCACGAGCCAAGCGAGGCGGTGCCGTTCTAATAACCCTCGGGGAGGATAAAAACAAACTCCCCGAGGACTTTGATATTTGGGCCTAGCGGCCCACAGGGCGCAGGGGATTGCGGCGGTGCCTCGAATGTTCACTGGTTATTGTATCACCCCCGCCCCGGATAATCGCATAAAGCCGGGGTGCGCCTTGTTATTTAAATAACAATCAAGAGAGGATTTCAGGATGTCTATTATGATAAAAGGCCCGGATGTGGATGAACAAATCCGGGGACGCACCAGTGGCTCCGAGTCAGCGCACTGGTACAAGGGTGATGGCTCACCGGCGCACCGAAAGGAGAACGGCCAACCCACCACCCTGCGGGAGGCGCGGCGGGAGAAGAAGGAGACCGGCACGGGGCTGTTCCCGAGTGTCACCAGTGTCCTTAAAATTCTTGAAAAAGATGCCTTAAACCGCTGGAAAATAAGGGAAAATCTCAAGGCAGCGTGGGATCACCGGCAGTTCGCCGGCACCCTCGATGAGTGGCTGGACGTGGTCCTGGAACAGGCCAGCAGCAAGTCCAGGACTGCCGCGGGGTTCGGCACCCGGTTCCATGAGGCCGTGTGGCTGCACAATGTCGGCATGCCCGTGGTGTGTGATGATGAGGTGCGGCCTTATTTAAATAAGTACCTCGAATGGTTTAATGAACGGGTGGACAGGGTGCTGGAGGCGGAAAAGGTTATTGTCTCGGAGCTAGGCTTTGCCGGCACCCGTGATGCTGTTATGAAAATTGACGGGGAGGTGACGGTGGTGGACTTCAAGACCCAGACCGTGGACCCCAAGTATGGGGCAAGGGCGTGGCCCGAGCATGCCCTCCAGCTCGCCGCCTACCGCAGTGTGCGACGCCGCAAGGCGAGGTGCATGAATTTAATAATTAACTCCGTGGAGCCTTCCGCGCCACACGAGCATTGGTGGAAGGAGGAGGACCTAAAGAAGGCTTGGGCTGAATTTAAGTGGTGCCTCAAGTTGTGGCAGAGTCGAAAGAAATATAGGCCGAGGTAAAGGATGGAAGTTCTCACAGAGCAGGAACCTCCCGAGCCGGGGATGGTGCTGGTGAAGTACACAAGGGACGGGTACATCGTTCGATGCTGGCACCAGCCCGACACGGTGCCGGACCGGAAGGCGTTGGGGGCAATTATTAGAAGCGAAGTTTTCAGGAGGGAAAAGGATGGGGAGCAAACAGACGACTGAGGAGGTGTTGGGGGCCGTGGATTGGCTCAACGACTGGGAGGGGAACGCGACGTGTCCAGGGCAGGATCTCCACTCCCATCGCACTGGCCCACGGGATTGCCGGGTGTACCTCGACAAGGTTCCCACCATTTATTGTGTACACCAGTCCTGCCTCGGGGAAGTGGAGAAGGCCAACCGACAGTTGCGTAAGGTTCTCTGCAACCAGGACACAGGGAGCCTTACTTTTAAGGGGAGCCAATTAGCGGGTGGCTTTATTCCAGTCACCAAGGCCCACTACAGCCCAAAGGATCGCCGGGAGTATCTTCGGCGCAAGTCCAGGGAGCGCCAGCTCAAGTCGGCCGGGCGCAAGCAACTGGAACGGATCCTGAATGACCCGGTTTACCAGTGGGAGTATGACCAGATTCTGGCTGACTCCCCACTGGCCCCCGGCCATGAACCCATTGAGGATTGGCACCTCTTTCTGGGGCTGTTTGAGGGAATGGAGGGCAGTCTTTGGTGCGGCGATGTCACGGACTCGGGACAGGAACATCATTCGGAGAACTTTAAGCCCACCGACGAGTGGTTGCTGTCCCCGGAGCCTCCCGGTGCCTTTACGTGCAGCGCCCTTTTTGCGCCGGGGACAACATCCCGGCGCAACGCAAACGTGACGAGCCGGCCCTATCTGGTCATGGAGAGCGACAAGCTCACCAAGGGGCAGATGGGGGCCGTTTTACGGTGGTTCAATGTCGGCATGCACTGGCCGCTCCGGGCCATTATCGACACCGGCGGGAAGAGCCTGCACGGGTGGATGGACATGCCACCCCAGGAGTGGCTGCCGGAGTTGCAAATCATTGTTGAGGCCATGGATATGGACCCCGCCATGCTCAAGCCTTCCCAACCCGTGCGCCTTCCCGGTGTGCCACGCAACAACAAATTTCAACGCCTCATCTACTATGCGCCACGCCATCAATCCCGCTGATTTTCTGCTAGGAGCATCCCTCCTGCCGCCCATCAAGGCCGCCAACGAACTCACCCACACCGACCCCATCCTGCCCCCGGAACTCATCCATGGGGTGCTGCACCAGGGTAGCAAGATGATTATGGGCGGTGCCAGTAAGGGCCGTAAAACGTGGATGCTTATGGACTTGGCCATCTGTGTGTCCGAGGGGCTGCACTGGTGGGGTTTTCCCACAACTCAAACACCAGTCTTGTACCTCAATTTGGAGATTCAGGAGCCTTTTGCAGCCAAAAGACTGAACTCACTCAAGGCCAGCCGGGAGATTCAGGACCTACCCAATCTCAAGTTGTGGAACCTGCGCGGCTACGCCGCCCCACTCGAAGAGTTGACGCCAAAGATTACCGAGCAACTCACCCACCACAATGTCGGTCTGCTCATCCTGGACCCACTCTACAAGGTCCTCGGGGACACCGAGGAGAACGCCAACACCGACATGGCTCTGCTCCTGAACAACCTTGAGAGCATCGCCGTGCAACACGGTTGCGCCGTGGTTTTTGCACATCATTTTCGCAAGGGTGGCCCCAGTGATGGGGCCGCCATGGATCGCATGAGTGGCGCCGGGGTGCTGGCCCGCGACCCTGACAGCATTGTCACAATGCAGGACCACGAGGATGAGGATTGCGTGGTGGTGGACATGACCCTGCGCAATTTTCCCCCCATCAACCCTTTTGGGATGTCCTGGGAGTTCCCTGTTTTCAACCGAAATGACGACATTGATACCAGTAAACTCCGCGGGAAGGGTGGGCAGAAGGCTAAAGTGTCAACCCAGCAAGTCGCCAATTTGATCCCGTTCAGGGATGGGGTGACAAAAAAGGAGCTGGTGGGAAAGATCATGGATGACATGGGGGTGTGTGACAGGTCTGCCTACAGGTATGTCAAGGCCGCCCTGGACAAGGGTGACATCAAGATGTCGCCAGCCGGAGGCTGTTTGGTCCGTGGGGATTAGGTTCTGTCAACATGCTGAAAACATGCTTCCATTTTGTCGCCATGTCTGTGTTTTGACAGCCCACATGGGACTAGTATCGTCCCGCGCCCCCGTGGGCGGGACTAGTCCCATGACAGTGGCATTTTTGTCATTTTGACAGTTGACAGAACCCTTTAGGGTGTCGCTGTCAAAATCGGCAAAAAATACCATGGGGTAAATAGGGGTGAAATGGTGGCTTCCAGGGTGGTCTTTGGCTTTTCTCACCTACCCTCAAGGTGGGTGAGAAAAGTGACAGGGCGGTGAAGGGCGGCAAGGTGGCCCCGCTGCCTCCAAGGATTGCCGGGGAGCAGTGTTAACACCTTGCCCAAAACCAAGAGTTGACCCCTCAGTCCATTTCAGGGATGTTCAGCCTCAGTTGGTGTTAACACCCCAGATTGCGCTGTAGGGCGTTGGGGAGTCATGGCGGGTGTTTACACCCTACAGACATCAAAATGGCTTAGAGGGCCATTTACGGGCCAAAGAGAGGTACTTGTGGAGATTACAGGGACAAAGCAAAGGCTGCACACCTTCAAAATTGCCGCGGAGTGCTTTTTTTGCGGCCGCGCATACCTGGCCAATGTGCAGCGCCTCCCTTTGCCCCCGGATGGCCAGGAAAGTGCCAAAACGGATCACTGGGTGGCCCTGGTGCGACTTTCACAGGTTCAAAGAGTGGATCACGTCTGCCCGGCGTGCTGGAACGCAATTGAGGAGGAAATTTGATGCCGTTATCTCAGTCGCAGGCGTCCAAGAATTTTCGGGAGAAGACTAAAAATGAGGGTGTTCTCCCATCTGGAACTGATGAGGATGGGAATATCATCATTGTCCAGCCCAAAAGGGGACTGGGGTCACGGATGGAGGGCCATAAATACGAGGCCATTGTGCGGGATCTAGCCGAGGGCCATACCATTCTCGATGTCGCTGAAAAGTACCAGGTTGGTTCATCACTGGTTCAGTTGCTGCGCAAGCGCCATTCTGATATTTGCCCCGGTCATCGACAATCCATGGTGACTCGCATGGAGCAGATGCGTGAGCAGTTGTCTGAGTCCATGCAAAATGACTTAAAAAAAGGAAAAATGCCCCCAGGCGTGAAACCCGTTGCTTTCGGCATCGTCACTGACAAATACTTGGCCGAAACGGGCCAAAATGTGCAAAAACACGAGCATTTACACGCTGTTTTGCCCCAGGACGACGTGAAAACCGCACTTTCTGGACTCACAGGAGACAAACAGCCTCCTGAGCATACGCAAAACACGGAGAAAACCGTCGAAATTGATGCAAATGTACAAGAAATGCACAAAAACGACACTCCAGGCGTTAGCGATAAAGGGGGGGAGGGGGGTCATGGGCAGCCGCGGCCGGAAGCGGCGACGGATTAGCCCCCTGACATTTTTTTTGACAATGGCATGACCCCCGAGACTCACCTCCTCACCAAGCTGGACTTGTCTCGCCCTGAACTCCTCGCGTTGCGCCGTGGGAAGTTCCCGGAAGGCACCCATTGGGTGCGTGGTGACCGCTCCAAGGTTCTTTGGACAGATACTGGCCTAAACGCCCTTTCGGAGCTGACCGGGGTGGATAAGGAGGAGTTGGTGGCACCCTTGGACGCACCCACTGCCCTCAAGGGGGTGGTGATGTGGGCGAATTACCCCAACAAAAGACTGGTGCAAGTGATGCCTGACGAGGGTGATGCGCCGATCCGGGTGAGGGTGAAGGACGCTTTGTTGTACGTGCCAGGGATGGCGATGGAGTACAGGAGAAATGGCGAAAGGGGATGGATGGAAGCCAAGCGACCCCGATCTCGCGGCCGGTTTTAGTGAGGCCCCGGAGGTTGGCTTGGGAGGTCATGGTGATCCCGGTGGGATGACCATTAAGGAAATGAATGCCCGAATGGACAAGTGGTTGGCGGCTCGGGGGCAGAAGACTTGGGGTTTACGCAGCCAGATCAATGCAGACTTGGCTGGTGAAAAGGGGGAGAACGAATGAAAAGAATCATTGGACTAACCATGGCGCTGGTGGGCTTTGCGGGCCTTGCGGCGGACAACATTGGGGACAACATTGGGGACTACCTGGCGAGCATTAGTGTGACGGTGCGGGCCGAGGGTGGCTACAACCGTGCGGAGGGTAGCGGGACGCTCTTCAAGCGCATGGTGGATGGCAGGGAGGTGGTGTTTTGTCATACGGCGGCCCATGTCATTGCCCACACCCGATCCGTGAGGGACGAGATTGTGGATGGCAAGCCAGTGAAGGTGGTGGAGTTTGGGAGTCCGTTTTTGGTTCGCAAACTGCGCAACCCTGACACGGGGCGGATTGTGGGGGAGACCGTGGTGGCGGCCAAGGTGGTTCGCTATTCGGACGCGGAGACGGGGCATGATTTGGCTTTGTTGCGAGTGCTGGCGAAAGACTTCAAGGCACCCAATTCAGTCAAGTTTCTGTCAAGGGACGCCAAGCTGGTCCCACTGGGGACGCACCTGTGGGGTTGTGGTTCGTTGCTGGGGAGCGATGGTGCCAACAGTATCACAGATGGGGTACTGAGCCAGCATGGGCGCATTCTATTTCGCAGCACGGACTTTACCCAGGTCAGCACGGTGGCCTTTCCTGGTTCGTCCGGGGGTGGCAACTTTAATGATGCGGGGCAGTATGTGGGGATGCTGGTGAGAGGCACCCGCACGCAGGGGTTCAACTTTCTGGTGCCGATCAAGAGGATGTGGGGTTATTATGAGAAGTCAGGAATGGCGTGGTGCATGGACCCCAGTGTCAAAGTGACGGAGAAGGACATTTCCAAGACTCCCATTGAGGACACGGTGGGGACGCCGGGGAGTGGTCGTGGGGACGAGAAGAAGTACCCGTTTTTGATTCGGCGCATACCACTTGGGGGAGCCGGGAAATGAAAACGACCTGGCGTGGAATGGCCCGCGCCGTGGTGGTTGGAGTATTGCTGGCATCATTGTTGGCCAACTGGTCCCTGTGGGTGACTTTTAAAGTCTTCCGGGACCGTTGGTATGAGGCAATAGAGGCGGCGGAACTCAATGACTTGAACGGTGAAGGTGGGGCGTGGGTTTGGATTGAGCTGGAGCGTGATGAATAATAGTATAAACAAGCCGGCCGGGAATAGAGGCATGGGAGAGCCATGCACGCGCTTTCATGCCCCTCACGGGGTTCTTTCTGGCGCAGTTGAACACCCGGTCGGCTTTTTCCCCTTATGATCCTGTCCGCCCCCAAGACAGGTGATGAGTTGATTCAGGCGGTGTTGGACTGGCCGGTTTCCAGGGCCAGCGGCATGACACGGGACACCCTTGCGGAGGCGGTTAAGCGGCAGGGTGTGGACCGTGTTTATGAGGACGTTAATTCGCTGTATCAGCGGATGATGCAGTCCAAGCTGGATCCCTTCAATGCCATCTGGGTGCCGGACCACTGGGAGGACGCGAAGCGGTTATTGGAGGAAAATGATCGCCTTTTAATAGGTGGTGGCAACCGCTCCGGCAAATCAAAATTCTCAGCCTGGTACATCATGCATCTATTGGTTGAGAAGCCGGACAGTCGCGTGGCGTGTTTTAGCATGACCAGCCAGAGCAGTATTCGGGACCAGCAGCCGGCCTTGTGGGAGTTTATGCCGCAGCAGTGGCAGAAGGTGAAACGTGGCGCGGTTCAGAACGTGAAGTACAGCCAGAAGAATGGTTTCACGGACAACACCTTTATCTTACCCAATGGAAGCCAGTGTTTTTTTATGAACTACGCCCAGCAGCCGGACATTTTGGAAGGCATGGAGGCTGACCTGATTTGGTTTGATGAGTTGGTGCCATGGCACTGGGTGCAGACAGCGGAGTTTCGGTTGACGACCCGCAGGGCCAGCCGCGGGACGGGGAAGATGTTAATCTCGGCCACTCCCATTACGGGCTGGACGCCGGTGGTGAATGATTTTGTGGCGGGCTGCCGGGTGACCGAGACCAAGCCCAGTCCGTTGTTGCCAGGCAAGAATGTGGCGGGGGTGGAGGAGGGCCGAATGCCCTACATGGCGGACGCTGTGAAACCGGGCAGTAAGGTGATCTGGTTTCATACTGCCATGAATCCGTGGCAGGACCCGGCTGAGTTTAAGCGCACCCTGAGTGGGGAATCCACGGTGCAGATCAAGATTCGTGCCTATGGTTGGTGCGAGAAGAGTACCGGCAATTGGTTTCCCAAGTTTGGCAAGGACCATATTTTAAAAGCGGAAGACATTCCCAAGGAAGGCACCAATTGGATGTGCGTGGATCCGGCGGGTAGCCGCAACTGGTCCATGCTGTGGCTGCGCGTGGACAAGGCGGGGCGGATGTATTTTTACCGGGAATGGCCGGACAAGGGAACGTATGGGGAATGGGCGCTTCCAGGGGACAAGGTGGAGGGCCAAATGGGGCCGGCGCAAAAACCGGAAGGCCGCGGCATAACGGAGTACAAGGAATTGGTGCGGGAACTGGAAGGGGGCGAGGCCATTGAGGAGCGGCTGATTGACCCCCGTGCGGGTGGCACAGCCGCGGCGACAAAAACCGGCGGCCAGACATTGATTGATTTGTTGGGGGATGATCCGCAACCGATGTGGTTTGTCCCCGCGCCAGGGCTGTCTATTGAGCAGGGCATCGGCCAGATCAACGAGGCGCTGAACTATGACCCCGAGGAACCTCTGAGCGTGGTTAATGAGCCGAAACTTTACATTAGTGAGAAGTGCGGGAACCTGATTGATTGCATGCAGCACATTAGTAGCGCCGCCGGCGACAAGAATAAGTTCAAGGACTTTGTGGACGTGGCCCGGTATGTCATCACCCATGAACCCTCTTATGTTGACTCAAGAACCTATGCGGCAGTTGGCGGCGGGAGCTACTAGCTACCCCCCGCTGATGAGCCTGGCCCAAGCCGTGGAGGCTACCGGGCTGAACCGTAAGTACATCCAAAAGCTGCGCCGATGTGGTGTGGTAAAGGTGTATGAGTACCAAGGTGGTGGCCGGTATCGTTACCACCGTGACGACCTGTTTAAGCATGTGGGGCTGAAATGAATGACCTTTCGATTTTTGGTTTTCAAGGCACCAACGTCCTCTGGGACGCGGTGATGGAGCAGTTGAAGATTTCAGAGGAGGTGGAGGTGTCACAGGCCATTGACATTCACCCCCAGGGTGAGCATCGGGCCTATCTGGCGGGCAAGGCTGCCGCCTTGATGGAGTTTCGTGAGCATCTGGAATCCCTGCGGCGGCAGGCGCGGGATTGATGTTGATTAATAAAAAAGCTGTCCGGGAACTGGCCTTGACGCAGGCCCACAATGGCCGGGACCGGGTGGGTGTCTCCTTCTTTTCAGCCATTGAGGCGGCAGTCAGGGAAGCCATTTCCCGCCGGGTAGAGCATCACGACAACAAGCGCGGCCGCCGCCGGACACTGGTTTAATTCCAAAACTAAGCCCCTTAAAGGCCCCCTTAGTCCCTCTCCGTATCCGCCCCCTTTTCTTGCGGGGTTTTAATTCGCCTAACTATTGATGGCGAAGTGTTTCTTGGTGTTCGCATCGCCTTTCAAAGCTCAAACCATGGGAGACTGGGCCGTCTTGCAGGTCCTTTAAAAAAAGCATGCCAGAAGCAAAAGCCGGGCAAACGGAACAAGCCCAAGACCAAGCCGTGGAAGTGACGAATGCCGAGTCTTTGGTCGGCATTTTGAAGACACAAATGGAACAAGAGGAAGTTCCGCAGGAGACGCCCGAGGAACCTGTCGCAGAGGCGGAAGGGGACGAGGGCAATCAACCAGAGGTTGATCTTTCCCAGAAAGAGGACGAGCAAGCAGAGGCTGAACCGGCTGCCGAGGCGGAGGGGGAACCCGAGGCCAAGGCACCCGAGGGGGACGAGTACGAGTTACCCCGCGGGGTTCAGAAGCGGATCGACAAGCTCACTGCTCAGAAGAAGGCGCTGGCCGAGGAGAAGGACAAGGCCATCTCTGATTTAAGGCAGGAGATTGATGAACTCAGGGCCAGTAAGGAAAGCCCTGATCCCAAGGTGGACGACCCCTCGAACCCTTACCGGCACCTCCAGGACCTGGAGACAATCCGGCGCGAGGAACTCAACGCGGAAACCGTTCTGGACTGGTGCGACGACCACCCCGATGGGGCGGTTGTCCATGAGGACGGGAACGAGCGCGAATACTCCGTAGAGGACATCCGAGAGATACGCAAACGCGCTCGGAAAGCCCTCAACCGGCAACTGCCTGAACAACGCAAGTGGGTGGAGGACTACGCGGCCACTGAGCCGTATGTCGAAGCCAACTTCCCGTGGTGGGCCGACAAGGCAACCGCGGAATATCAGGCGGCACGCCAGATTATGAAGGAGTTCCCCGAGGTGATGAGGTTCCCCGGCTACAAGGTGAGCGTGGGGGACATCGTGGAGGGGATGAAGGTTCGGATGGCGCGACAGGAGGAAAAGGCAAAGGGACGCAAGAAGGCGGCCCCTCCCAAGGCGCCGGAACAACCCGTGGCCCCGGTGGCGGAACCCGCCCCGGTTAATGAAACGGCCGCCCGTTCAGCCGCTGCCCGGCAAAGGTTCTCGGAAACTGGAACAATAGACGACCTCGCAAATGTAATGGCGGCGGCAATGGATTAAAGCCCCGCCACCGAAGGAGGAAATAACATGGCTGCTCTCCTAGAGAGGCAACAAATTGGAAAACGTGAGGACCTCGCGGATCTCGTGGCACAAGTGGATGCCCACGATCTCCCGGTGACCTCACTGGCCAAGAAAGGATCGAAACCCGGCAACTCTGTCATGTCCTGGCAAGCGACTTCGCTTTCCAGCGCGCAGAACAGCCCAGTGGTCGATGGAACCGACGTATCGAGCTACGAGTCGAACTCCCGTTCGCTGTTGCAGAACTACATTCAAATCTTCCGCCGCGCCGTGCGGGTCAGCCCCTTGTCGATTGACATCAGCAATGTTGCCGGTGTCCGCGACGAGCTGGCCTTCCAAGTGGCCGCGAAGATTGTGGAGCTAAAACGTGATATGGAGCTGACCTTCTGTTCCACCGCCGGCGCGGTTGCCGATGATGGTTCAAACGGTTACGCGACCCGCGGCTTGGCTAAGTGGATCGAGGTGAGTGGAAGCAAGGACTCCGTTCTTGAGCCGCCCGATGCGTTTTGTACGCCCAGCGGCAGCATCGAAACCACGGCGACTACAGCCACGTTGACGGACACCCATGTGCAGGACGTGCTTTCGAGCATCTTCGCGCAAACGGGTTCCATCAGCCAGTACGACATGCCGATTGGACGCACGCTGAAACGCGCCTTCACGGACCGCCTGACCGGCACCCGTGCGGTGAGTGACACCGGCAGTGCCACGGCAGCGGCCACGCAGGTTCGCATGTTCTCGCCGCAAAACGGCAAGACCATCTCGCTGCGCTGCGATGTCTTCGAGGGTGATTTCGGCACCGTCCGATTGCACCCCTCGAACTGGTTGGACGCCCAGACCGATGGCCTGGTGTTGAACATGGCGGACGTTGAAATCCGTTACGGCAAACTGCCGGAGGTGAAGGAACTGCCTGACAGTGGCGGTGGCCCCATCCGGTTGGTGGAAGCCTACGCGGCCCTCGTGATGAAGGCCGGTGGTTTGAACCATGGCCGTTTCGACCTCGCCAGCTAATGTTGGAGGCGATTCTCAACTCGCTCCCGACAGATGTCCGCGCCAAAGCGGCCGGGCATCTGCGGGAGCGGGTCTTTAACGATTTAAACAGTGTCCGGGGCAACGCCAAGGCGATTGCCATGGACAACAATTCGGCCGAGTACCGCCACATGGATGGTCTGGGCCAAATGACCGCCAGTATTGATTCCAAGTCCTACCACTACTGGAACGCCCGCGAACCCGGCTGCTGGAATGACAAGAAATTTGTGCGGGAATATCTGAGGGACAACCCCGAGGCGCGGGTTAACACCCGGTCCGGTAAAATCCAGGTGGGATATGATGGGGACGGTTTTATCCGCCACCGCGT